CTTCTGCAAAAAACTGCAAGTTCAAAGGGATAAGATCTGTATACATATAAAATTCCTCCTGGATTTTTGCGCTTTTCCTGCGAATATATGTGAAACGGAACTACTCCGTATCACCAACTTCTTCGACCTCAATGGGTCTGTCTTTGTGAATTTCCTTGCCGTATTCGGAACAAGTCTTACAACGGCAAGCCAAGGTCATTCGGTTGTAGAACTGCCCCTTCTTCAAGACCGGCTTGTTCGACATTATCCTCATTTCCGTTTGGCATTTGCTGCACTGCATTTTGCGCCTCCTGTATTCTCTGATCGATGAGTGCCAACGCTGCGCCCGCATTCGGGTAGTTATTGGCTTTCTGTATCGCCCAGTATGTACGGCTCGTCTCAAGGTCGCCAACGGGGCCAAATGCGCCGGATTGCAACTTGAGGTCTGCCTGATTCCACATAGCTTCACGGTTTGCCATCATGGTAGAGGTAGGATCGGTTTCAAAGATGAACTCATCGTTCCAGTAGAACTCACCGGATTTATCCATCTTTAAGAACTCGTGTCTATCAATGGCTTCGTGATATGACCTACCCTCAGAGTCCTGGAATGAAACTTCGTTCTCCTGGTCTGAATACGCCAGCCAAAACTTGAACATGATCTCGTAGAGTTTGGCATAGAACGCATTCTTCAAGGTTCGCTTGGACTCCAAACGACCCGCAGCCTGGTTGATAGAGAACTGCTTTGCAGTACCAGACCTCGCAGAAGCATCGTATTTGCCCTGGAACGCATCCGTAATACCAAGCGTGGACTTCATCCACTGATAGTTGGTTTCAAGGTAATTGAGGTCATTGGTAACGTTAGGCTGCACATTCAGCACATCGATGAGTGCTTTCTCCTGCGGATTGTTAATTCTGAGGATCTTTAACTGCTCATCAGTAAGGTCAACCTTGACTCCACGGGGTAATGTTACGAACGAGCCACCCTTTAAGAGTTTTTCATTCGCACAAGTACCAAGTTTGTTGATCGTATCCTGCTGGTCCATGACCACTGACACATCGGAAGTTCCCATAAGGGAGTTTCTCTTGGTGATATTCCGTCTTAAAATCACGGGGAATACCGAAGGTTTGTAGTACGGGATCTTCTTTGTTACGTGTTTTACCTTAATGGACGGCTGACCAAAGGCATCGAGTACCGGATTGCCCTCTTCATCGGTCGCATATACGGGATTTCCCTCTTCATCCGTCTCAGGAACGGCTTCCATGGGGTCGATTTTCCGTTTTCCGCCACCGTCTACGTCAATTTCGATGCCCTGGACCAGTTCTTCGTACTCTTCGGGCTGCTTTTCGGACTTTTTGCCACCGCATTCGGGGCATTTTCCGTTCACCATGACCGCTCCGCACTTCTTACAACGGTCTAAATGCCTTGCCTGGTAGTCCTCGTAGTCCTCAAGTTCAATCTTGTCGCACCATGTATACCGTCCGATACCGCCATGGTCGTTTCTAAAGTAGGCGATATTCACGGTCACCAGGTCTTTTGCATTCTCATAGCCAACTTCCGTGTTCTCCGCTTCGTCTACGTTCTTTCCGTAGAACCGCTGCACGGATTTCTTGGTCATGATGTTCTGCACGAAGAAGTAATCCATCTTCTCAAAGTCTGTGATACCCGGCTGGGGGATTAAACTCGTGGGATGAACCTCGGAAACCTTCAAATCGCCCTGTTCGTTATGGTTTCCCAAGTAGGGGTCCCACTCCACCATGTAGAAATCACCGCCCGCTACGGGGGTAACACGCTCGTTTAAATCGTTCAACTCCGCAAGATTGCAAGTCAGAACCTTTTCTTCCAGGTAATGCTCGATTTTCTTCGCCAGTTCTTCGTCCTGCGCATGGATAGCGCGGACTTTCGGCATGGGTACGGAAGAGTCGGTCTGGGACTCAATGAGTTCGTACACCGCACCGCGGACATTTATGCCCTCTTTCTTCGCTCTTTTCCCTGTGTTGGGGTTCGCCTGGACCTTACGGGTCAGTTCGTAGTACTCCTCGTAAGTCTTCATGTTGTCGATGGACTTCTTGTACTGCTCTTTGGCGTACTCTAACTTACTTCTCCACTCGCTTACTTTTTTGTTTTCAGGCATCCCAACCATACGTTTAATCCTTTCAAACATCCGGTTCACCCCATAGTTCTATTAACATCTTCTGTTCTTCGGGAGATGCGTTGTCATAGTCCTCATACATAGAGGGCAGCCAACGGGTCCTCCGCACTTTTTCGGGCGTTTCCGCTCCAACCGTCCAATATATGCAGAAATACCGTATCGCATCGGGAGAATGCGTTAGATCATGCGGGTCATTCGCGTATATCTCTGGTCTTTTCTTATCTCTCTGAATTTTTCTCAAAGAGTTATACAAAACAGGTGCGCAGCTATTCAGAATACTTAAATGAGGTCCCTTATCTTTCCTCAAGTACTCTTTCAAGGCTGCACACCCGTCTTTTAGTGAATTATTTGATTTTGTCAGCGGAACTCCGCATTCGCCAAATATCAGCGCACGGGATTTACCGCTTTCCTGCGACCTATTCCATAAATCCGGCGGGGCCAAGTATAAAATCGGTCGGTAACTCTCGCCGTACATCTCGACCATCCTCGAAGTGACTTCCTGGATGATCTCTGCCGTTTCAGAGATAGTCAAGTTCGGACGGCACTCTTCACGGACAATCTGGGCGTTCTTTTCGGCATCCACCGTCACCCAATACCCCGCGAACATATCAAGGCCGTAGTCCATGACGAAGTACATAAGTATCTGCCCTTTTAACGGCTCTAACGTGTTGAGTCCCTCGTCTACTTCGGGAAAGAACGCTCCGCCGGGTACCATAAGAGCTTCCTCAACGGTCGCCGGATACTCGGCATATATTTCGTCACCCAACTCTTTCTTGGTTGCTTCGTACCATTCTTTCGTTCTGCGGGGGTCGGTATCCCACGGCAGAAAGATTTTATTGAACGAGTTTTCCTCGGTGAACTTCTTTTCAAACAAAGAACCTCGCTTATTCGTGGACAATCCGATGACTTTACCGCCTGTAGGACGATTGATTACCGGAAATGCGGATGCCCATATTTCTTCGGCTGCTTCCTGATATGCCCACTCATCGAAGATTATCAGATCCGCGGTAAAGGATCTCGTTGCCCCAGGGGATGACGGAAAACATTTAATCACGCTATCGGGTCGCCCAGGATAATGAACGATTATGTCCAATGCGAACTTCTCGTAGGTCACGCGGTCTTTTACCGCTTTCCCATACGTTACGAACTCAGGGATCATCGACAAGACCATATCCAAACGCCTTATGATCTCTTTCGCTTCATCCTCGGTACGGGACATACCGATTATCGTCCGCCCCTCAAACATTAATAAAAGCCATGCAGCATAGTTCACGACTAACCATGTGATACCTAACTGTCTGGCTTTCATGATGATGTTCAAACGGTTCAGCAAAATGCTCCGCAAAGCCTTTTTCTGCCCCGGCCACATCGTAAACTTCTGGATCAGTTCGTCTGCATCTTTATCTTCGTAGTGACCGTAAGTCTCTATGAAGTACTCTACATTCCCTCGGCAGAACTCTCTCTCCTGCTCACGAACGTAATTTATCTGATTTGCTCTGTTATTGCCCGTAACACATCCTCCGGTCTACGCTTTCGACTCTCGCACGCTCTCTCAAATTCTCTCGTGTCCAACCCACCATGAAGGCTTACGCCGTCAAAGGTAAGGCTCCCGTCTTCCAACCCGCGGTACACGGCGATCAATAACTCCCTCGCTCCCAGGTCTTGTATTTTGTCTTTTACGTGCTGCGGAACTCTCGCTCCGATTACCGGTTCTCTCATGTCTCCCCCATCAAAAAAGGACGGATAAACCGTCCAAAATTGCCGTTTTTATTGAAAATCCGTTTGCACCCTTGTTAACCAAGGGGTTCGGGTACTTTTTCTGAAAATGCGATACAGTATTTTCAAGGGTTTGCGGGTTCGGTCTCTTTCGTTTTTACTCTGAAAGGGCGTTTTGTATAAACCCCGTATTTTTCGATACCAAGTTCGGGTTTTTCGGGTACGCTGCGGCAACAACGTACCCGCCCTTGGGAGGTATTTGCTATCCCTTTTCGGGAGGTGCAAGCGGTAAACCGGTTGTAAAAATTATATGGGCGATTATGGGGTATTCGGAGTCCCTTTTCAGGACCCGACCCCTGGCACGCATAGGGGGTGCGGTGTGCGTTCTCCGCAGTAGATCCCACCATATACGGTATGCCCCCATAAAAAATAGAGGTGCGCCCACTATATATAGAAATATGCTCCAATAAAAATAGAGCCGTGACCAATCGACTTTTGGAACTGTCCTATTGTGTGACACAACTCTAACAAATCTTTTTAACTATTCGCATAACATAACATTTGCGCATAGTTGAAATCCGCAAAACCGCATAAACACTACATTTTGAATTGTTGTAATTGTGTCTTGCCGTTTTCACTTCTTATTATAGAAAGTTGTCGGCGGATCTCGTACAACTCCGGAGCTTTTTCCGGCAGCCTGGACCAGTTCGGACGGTTAACGATTTTTCTGGGCGGACAGGCAGACGGCGTTTGTGTATACCCTCGCCCTCTTTTTCTTTCCTTTTTCTCTTCCACTCTTTCTTCTTTATCTTTCTTCCATTCCATCCGAAAGAATACTGGCTACACTATAGAAAGATATAGAACCATATAAGAGAATACACAAACAAGAATATATCTTTTCTTATCTCCTCTTGTTGGATCTTTCACACAGTTTACACCGTTTCATTGTCCGACTACTTATTTTCTATTACTCTTCTGTTTCCTTCTCTTCCTTGGGTAAGTATTCAGCGGATAAAAGCTCTAATCTTCTTTGTACCTTTTCAAGTAGTGATTTATCTCCCTCGGTGAATGTGGCATCCATTTCCACTTTGTCGGCCAGTTTGTCGCCGATTGTATCCCTTACATATTGAGCCGCCTTTGTGTCTCCATTCTTGGCAGATGTAATCATAGCCAGGTTGATAAGGTCGTACTGCGTTAAATCGCTTTCGTCTCCGTTCTTCTCTGAAGGGTCAAAAAAGTTTTTGATTGTGTCGGACCATTCGCCACCAGTTAAAACCCTAATAATTTCCCTCGCCTCTTTCGGTTCAGCAGAACAAGACAAGAGGAACTTTAACGACTCCTGCGCCGTCTTCCGATTTCTGCGGACCTGGGCCCCTCTCTTTGCTTGTTCGCTACTTCCTTTAAGGTTTGCTATCTTCAAATCTTCGTATGTCGGTTGGTGGTCAATCTCGTGGATCTCTCCGCCATGGTGAAGAATCCCGAAGTGATTGCCCTCCAATCTGATGTATCTCTTATCAGTTATCGGGCTGCCGTCAAGGTTCACTTGTGCGATCCCATCTCTATATGATACCCCGTCAAGAGCTTTTTCCACGTCTATTTTTAATTCTTCCATGTTTTCCGCTCCTTTCGTGAGCATTAAAAAAGCCCCTCGGAATCTCCGAAAGGCTTTTTCTCATATCTTTACATCTATAATATTACCACTAAATCCACGGATTTACAAGGATTTTTTGCCTTTTATGAATACTTTTTCAAGAATGACCTCTAATACAAAAACCAAAAAGGCAACCGCAATCATAATATATGAATCCGTGTAAGTTATTCCCAAATCATAAAGAAACCACACGCCTAGAAATCCACAAACAAGGGCGAATATAAGCATAAACGCCATGATATATCTTAATATCTTCATGTTTGCCCCCTTTCTGCTTTCGCCAGGTTTATCAATCCACGTAATGAATATGCGAGAAACGCCCACAATATCAGCATATACAAAAGACCTTCAAAAAATCTTTGTTCTATCGTTGTTTCTTCCACTTCCTCCGGCGGTATCATTTCGGCCCCAGTCACAACATAAATAAAATGCAGTATCAAAAGCGAAAGTGTCAAAAGGTGCAAGACGTAAAGAGGGATTGTTGACCACTTAACCGCCTCGCCCTTGTCTTTGGACACAAATGCGCCAAGGCTAAATATAAAGCAAATCACAAATAAAGCAATCACCAAAGTTGTTATGCTTTCCATTTATTCACCCTTTAACCCCAAATCTTTTAAGTACTGATTTACCGATTTTCCTGCGTTTCTGGCGTTCTCTTCTATCTTTTTTTTCTCTTCTGGTGTAATCCTTATGCGGATCTCCGCAAACTTTGCCAGATACTTTTCGTTAGAAGCTTTTCTCTTCTCCGTATATCCATTGTATCCCATATTTTACCGCCTTTCTACGTGTTTTTGTGATTCTATTATACCGCATTTTTCGCATGGGTTCATGTAACTTTTGCACAAAATGTTCCCATACGATTTGTATATTCTGCATATTGTGTCGCATGTTCCCATGTGCTATTGTGTAGTTACACCGAACGGAAACACACAGACCAAGCGACTAGATCCAACAAAAAAGCGGGTGCGACTCTCCCACAAGCACGCACCCACAGAAGCCCCACCAAAAAGGCGGGAGACTACCAAAGGAGATTATACACCATGTTAAGAACAAACTCAAAGAAAGCTATCGAAAACATCCACGAATACATCCGCAACGCATCTCTGGACTACCTCGAAGACAACTTCGGAATTGATCCGAAAGAAATCGAGACAAAGCACACGCTCTATTGCAAAATCTACTCCATCTACCAGGACGAGACAAGACCGAACAACAAACGCCGGCTGAATTACTCCGATTTCCAGATTTTTAAAGATTGGGGACAAGGCCTTGCAATGGGCGGACTCTTCGACTTCTACGTTCACTGCGCAAAAGACGAGCTCGGCAGCATCCTTGAAGAAACAGAGAGCGAGAAAGACCGCTACACCGAAACACAGGCAGAAGAGTGCATGATGAATCTTATCTACAGAGAAATCAGAAAGGAATGGGACAAGAGATGATAAAAATGGACTTATGGAACGACAACAAGCCGGAAGAAGTGGCGGGAGCATCCGCCACCTTCTACCCCAACGCTGGAGAATACCGTGGCAACCTTTATAACAGAAATGGTAACATAATCGGTGACTACACCGCAGACAACTCGGCAGAAATCGAAGACCGATTTCCTGGGATCTTTGGATAAGGAGGAAAAGACATGAGAAAAATGTACGAAGTAGCAATAGAGAGAAAGACAACTGACGGCGAATATGATTTCTTGCAATGGCTCGACACCTACATGGAAAGTCCCAAAGAGGTAGAAAACACGGAAGAAACCGTTAAACGCTTTACGCTGGACAACTTGCGGAAAGATGACGGCATGGTCCACGCCCTCTTCATAGAAGATCCAGACGAATGGGTCCGCGAGTACTACGTTTTTAGAGATCCGAACACCCTCGTACACTATGAAGAGTTGACACACTGACAGAAAGGAGAAACTTATGTCCGAAGTAACCTTAAAACAAGTATATATTGACAACTACTACATTGAGCTTTCCATAAGCACACGATACGGCGAAACAGTTTTCCAGGTTTCAAGGTC